AATGCAAGAGCATCCTCCGTGCGAATCTTGACCGCGACTACGACAAGGACGATTCATTGCGGACTCTCACGGTGGTAACTGTCAACGCTCTCTACCGGGCAAGACATCAACCACCCAACTAACGTATTATACCGGAGGCTGACCGCTCATAATACCGTATTAAAGAGGGGAAAGCCGAACAAATAGAAATCAGGCGCTGGGTACGGGAAACGGAAAGGCGACAAAGACTATGAAGGAGGATCCGGACAAAGAGGAGCAGGGGCAGAGGATCGAGAGCCAGATGCTTAACAGGAAGCGGCGAACGTCAACATTGGAGTTCGCGGGGGGGAAGCAGGGGGAATTCTATGTGCGGGGCGCAGTGTGCTGGCCAGTCCGAGTGCAGGACCATTCGGAGGGGTTCATTCTGCTGGGGGCTCAGAACGTGCGGGATAAGAAGCTGTATGTGTTCGAGCAGACGCCGTACCGGGCAATAGACCACATCATGGGACACGACAGGGACGGGTGCACGGTGATCCAGTGGAAGGGGATCAGCTCGTGGCTGAATGAGATGTGGAAGAGCTATTTCTGCAGTCACTTCTACTACGACCAAGGGGACGCGGTGCATCGGCTGTATAAGAACCAGGTGACGCGCTCGGAGATGATTAAGCCGAAGCCAACGTTCCGGAAGGTCTGGACAAAGGACGATGCAGGAGACTCGGTGATGTGGGGGTGGCTGGACGCGGAACGGTTGGTGATCGGGGAGGGCTCTGCGGTACAGCACGCGCTGCAGGAATACAAGGTGCGGCCGCCAGGGAGCGTGATCCCGGCAGTACAGGCGCTTATGTGCCTGTTGGCGGGGATCGAGCGATACCCATGGCGGTGGGAGAGTGCGGACTATGGATAGGTTCATCGAGGGGAAGAAGACAAAGGAAGACGACACGCAGGAAGATTCGGAACAATCCTCTTGACATTTCGGCGGAGATGTGCCTACAAGAGTAGTCATTGCTACCGCAAGGTAGCTGTTTTCCTCTCAATATGGGGTCGGTGCCCAACCGCGCTAGGGCATCGGCCCCGAAGATGACCGGGGCTCAGTGGCAACCCAAACCACTGAGCCTTCTTTTTTTCTACGAAGAAAAGGACACGTCTTATGGCCGAAGAAACCGGCACGGAAGAGGGCTCGGAACTCTGGCAGTACCTGACGTCCCAACTCTACGAGAAGTGGAAGCAGGACCGGAAGCCGCGGGAGAACAAGTGGAACCGGAACCGGGCGGCGATGGAATGCAACCCGAAGCTCGATCCGAAGGGAACGTGGTCGAAGTCGGAAAAGGCCCGGGATTGGCAGAGCGACACATTCTTCGATATCACGCGCCAGAAAGTCTCGACCAGTTACGCGCTGGGCACGGATACGCTGTTCAAGGGGGGGAAGGTGGCCTTCATGCTGGCAGAGCCCACGGAAGGGCCGCTGGAGCGGCAGCAGACCCCGCCAGAGGCGGAAGAGCGGCAGGAGGATACGATTAAGGAGGCGGAGGCGCGGATCCACCGTCAGCTTGAAAACTGCGATGCGGTGACGCAGCTTTCGCGCTGTTTCCTGTCCGGGCTGACGTATGGGGAATACTACGCCAAGGACTACATAACGGACATGACGGAGGATGAGTTTGTGGATACTGGTGGGGGGATCTTTGAGGATGCGTCCATGCCGCAGCCTACAAAGGGGGTTGAGTACAAGCCGCTGTGGAACATCTACCGGGATTGGGAGACGGACGATCTGCAGGCGGGCCGGGGGGTGCTGGAGACGGATTACGTGAGCCCCTACGATCTGCGGCAGGAGTTCGATAAGCCGCACAGGTTCAATAAGTACATCGTGAAGGTCATTAAAGACGAGGAGGCGAAGGACCGGGAGAGTCCGGACGTGACGGAGGACAAGGATTCGATCCCGCCTTATCTGCGGGACCTCCAGCACAGCCGGGCGAAGACGATCCTAAAGATCGAAGGGTGGGTGAGGGTACCGCTGAACCGGGCAGTGGCGTTCGAGGCGAAGTTGAAGCAGGACGGGGTTCCCGGTTTTGAGGATGCGGGAATCGTGCCGGGGCCGGGCGAAGTGGACACGGAGAAGGACGACGGCAAGGAAGTGTCCGTGTTCTGCATCGTGGCCGGGAAGCACATCATCGCGTACACGCGCTTTGCGGGCCGCAGGCCGTACCACTACGGGCTGTGCGAAGAGAACCTGGACGGGGCAGGCGGCAGGGGGATGGCCGACAACGTGGAGTACGCGCAGAAGGTCCTGAACGGCGCGATCCGGATGTACGAAGACAACAAGAAGCAGGCGAACAAGATTATACTGGCTATCAAGCGTCGGCTGCTCGAGGGCGACTTCGAGAAGGAATTCAACTCCGACGAGCTCGCGTGTATTCTGGATCTTGACGAAGAAGCGGAGAATGCGAGCCAGGCATTGCACCAGGTTGTGATACAGGACCTGGGCGATAATCTTCTGAAGCTGATCGAGATGTTCCTTCAGTTTGCGGACTACTCAAGCAACATGCCACGGGCCGAACAGGGGCAGCAGTCGCCAAATCCGCAGACGGCATTTGAATTGCAGCAGCGGCTGGAGAGAAGCGGGAAGTATCTCGGCCGGATCATCAAGAATTTCGATCTGTTCGTGCAGGGGATCATCAAGGAGTTCTACCGATACAATATGGTGAACCCGGAGCTGACGGACGGGAAGGGGAACTTCAGGGTGGTGGCATTGGGATTCAGCTCGTTCGAGAACAGGGTGATCCGGCTGCAGAAGCTCATGGCGTTGCTGACGCTGGTATTGAGCAACGATCTGCTGTTGCGGGAGGTGAAGATCCGGTGGCTGATCGAAGAGATCGCGAAGGCCCAGGACATTGCAGCGGAGCAGCTCCTGAAGACACCGGAGGAGAAGCAGACGGAAGCGGAGGCAGAGGAACAGAGCATCGACAGGCAGTTGCAACTGCTTGACGGGCAACTCTCCTTGGAGAACAGGAAGGCGCAGGCGGCGAAGGATCAGGCTGGCGCCCAAGCCACGCTGGCGAAGGTGGAGCAGGATGACGAGCGGCTGAAACTGGAACGGGCAAAGACGGTGGCGAGCATCGAAGGTGAGGCAAGGCGCGACCTAAAGCCGGGTGCGGCGTAAATCAAGTGGCAGGAGAGGATGGCCCAATGAGGCAGATAACGGTAAGACGCGCCAAACTGCAGGAATTTGCTGAGGCATTTGATCTGGGCTCGAAGGTAACGATCAACGAGCGGGACGATGCGAAGGAGTACCAGACGTTCAAGTATCGGGCGGCTCGGAACTGGAAAACGGCAAGTGGCCTCGCCAAAGACACCGAAGCGAAACAAAGGAAGATTGCCGGCTGGAAGCCGAAGTTCCGGGAGTATGTAGCGAAACACAATGCGCTACTGGTGACATTTGCGGACAAGGACAAAGACGGTGAGCCGATCATATCGAACAAAGACCCTGAGAATCCAAGCTACCGCACGTCAAAAGAGAATGAGGTAAAGTACGAGAAGGCGCAGGAAGAGCTTGCCAGGGAGTACAGGAAGGCGATCAGGGAGCAAGTGAGACAGGACAGAGATGCAAACGCGGTACTGGAGAACAAGGTGACGCTGAAGCTGATGACGTTTGATTTCTGGCACATTCCGAAGAACATAGCGGGTGGGTGGTACGAGCGGCTGAAGCCGATGTTGGAGAATTACCCTGAAGATAGCTGACGATTATGCTTGCAATTTGTTGAAAAGTGTGCCTACAAGAGTCGGCAGTATGAAGAAAAACTTTGAGAGATACTCGATGAAGTAAGAATGACACCCGGAAGGGCGATACCCGAGTCGCGCCCGGGAGTCGCTCTTTGGACTTAAAGGGCCCAGTGGCAAGCCACACCACTGGGCTTTTTTTATCGCCCCTTTCCGGAATCTATCAATGAAGTTGCCAGAGCATTTCATGGATGAGGCTGCGGTCAGGGAGATCGCGACGAGTGGAGAAACGGGGGTCGGCCGTGCGTACCAGTACGCATTTAGCACTTTGGCCGCCAAAGAGAACGCTGTTCTGAAACGGAAGGCGAAGAAATTTACAGACAGCGAACTGCGATGGCAGCTTGGGTTCATTGCCGGCCTTGAACGGCGCGAAGAGCTGGAGGCAGAGGCGAAGCGGTTGGAGAGGACACTTTTAACCCAGGAGGAAGGATCATGAAGAAGAGGATTGGATTTCTAGTGATACTGGCAGCCATGGTTGCGACGGTGAGCGTGGGCGGGGTTTTCGTTCGGCAGGACCGGTATATTACGGGGGAGAGTGACTTCCGCGGTAAGATCGAGATTAACGGCGAGGAGATGACGCGGTCAGCAACAGAGCTGAATACTATTGGTGCAACGGGGACGGTCACGAACGATCCGGCTTGCGACGACATCTACATGACGGGGACGACGAATCTGAGTTGCGAGTTCCATTGTCCGAGCACGGCGAATACAAATGAATCGCAAGGGAAGTTGATTCTGGGAACAAGCCCCACGGCAAGCAATCTGTTGGCCACGGGAGCGTTCTACGATGTTGTTCTCTTTCGCGCGAAGGATAGCCAGAACAACAACACGGAATATGTGTATCTGCGGATATACGTCGATGATCCTACGGACGAGAGCGAGGACGGTGCGGTTGAGTTGTGGGCACAAGTGGCTGGAACGGCGACAAAGGTATTGGACGTTAGTGCCGGGGGTTTTGATTTGAGCGGCATACTGACAGACGTTGGGGGGGGAAGTTACGAAGTAGCCGATGGTGACAATGACCTCGGTGTTGCTGGTGTGCTTGAAGCGTTGGGGAATGTTCATGTTGGTACCAACGCTGCGGGGGCAGACGTTACGTTTGAGTCTGATACGCTGGACGACAAGTTCCTGTGGGATGCGTCTGAAGCGTGTCTGGACATCATGGGTACTGCCGCGGCCAATGCGTTGCGGGTGTTGGATGGGAACGTTGCTATCACGGATGACCTGGATGTGGACGGTACATGCAACTTGGATGCGACTGATATCGATGGTGCGCTTCAGGTTGATGAGGCTGTGACCGTTGGGACCAACGCCGCAGGCCATGATGTTACGTTCGAGTCCGCAACGCTGGATGACAAGTTCCTGTGGGATGCCTCAGAGGAATGCCTGGATATTACCGGCACCGCTGCGGCCAATGCCCTGCGGGTTCTCGATGGTAATGTTGATATTGCCGATGACCTCGCTGTGGACGGTACGGCGAACCTGGACAATACGGACATTGACGGCACGCTCAACGTGGATGGCGGCTTGACCGACATCGGCGGCTGTGACGACGATCTGAGCGGTGGCGATGATGACGTAGGTATTGCCGGGACGCTGGAAGTAGATGGAGCCGCAAGACTGGACAGTACGTTGTATATTGGCGGCACAGTGACACTCACGAACGGTACTACCATAGTTCAGACCGACACGGACACGACTACAATCACCGAATCGGAAGTGAACATCGTGGGTAAGTTGCAGGATGACGGCAAGAATGTCGTCGTGGGTCCTAGCACGACCACGTTGATGCTTGATAGTGGTTCGTTCACAATGGATGGAGTGGCGAAGACTCAGGCATTTGCGACCGTGTTTGGTGCGGCTCCGGACGTAGTGGTTTCGTGGGGTAGTCAACCGGATGCACTCACGAATGCCCTATGGGGTGCTGCTGCGACCACCACAAACCTTGTGGTCGGCTCTGATGCAGTGAACAGCGGCGTGACGGTGAAGTGGACTGCTGTTGGCAATGGTCCGTAAATAAGACAACTTAGCGGCAAGAGGCAGTCATTTAGCTAGTGATTGCTGGAACGATTTCGGAAAGGCCGTGTGGGGCCACACCCTCGCACGGCCTTTCTTTTTGCCGCAGTGAACAATAAGGGGACGCTATGACGACACCTGAAGAAGCAGCAACGACTGAGGGCAACGAACAAGTATCGGGCGCGGAGCTGGACAAGGACTTTAGGGAAGCGGGCAAGGAAGAGGGGTCGGAGAAGACCGAACAGCCGACCAAGACTGAACAGCCGGAGAAAACGCAGGAGCCGGAAAAGACCGAGGAGCAGATTGAGGCTGAGGCCGAACCGGAGAAGAAGCCGGAAGAGAAAGAGGCGGGCGCGGAAGACAAGGAACCTACGGCGCTTGAGAAAGCGGAAGAACGTGCGAAAGCTCGCCAGGTCGAAGAGGACCAGCAGAGGGTAACGGCGGCGGCGGAGAAGCTGCGAGAGGACCAAAAGGAGGCAGACGAAACCGGTAAAGGGAAAGGCGCGACCCCGAAGGTAATGTTGAGCGGGGTTCTGGAGAGTCTGAAGGGAACGCAACTGAGCGATCCGCAAGATGACAATGCAGACAAGACCGTAACCTTAGAGGAGCTTGCAGAGGGGTATCCGTCAGTTCTCGAAGCGCAAGTGATGATTGCGCGGAAGGTTGTGGAGGAACTAGTCGGGCCGATAGCAGGGAACTGGCAGATGGAACGGGCGCAGGCGGCGAGAGCGAACCTCCTCGAGACACTAGGCGGGGAGGAATACGGGCACAAGGACGCCCAGAAGATTTCGGATAGCAAGGAGTTCGATGAATGGCTGCCGACGCAGAGCGAAGGGCTTCAGAAACTCGCGGATTCGTCCGACCCGCGGGATGCCTCGTTGGTGCTGGATGCCTACAAGGAAGCGAAGGGGATAAAGAAGGCAACGGCGGCAACGAAAGAGACGGAAGCGGCACAGCGGGAGGAGAAAGAGAAAGCCGACAAACTTCATAAGTCGACGATGAGAACGCGGCGGGCGGTAGGCCCGGGCGACGACGACGAGCCAACGGCCGCGGATCTGGACAAGGATTTCGAGGAAGAAGCGAAGAAGGACGATTGATGGCGCAACGACGCAAACTCGGCAGTGCGGAGTGGGACGATCCCGCTCCGAGCGTAGTGATAGAGATTGACCGGAGCAAACGGACGGTCTGCCCGAAGGAGCTGGGGGGATGTGGGCAGGTTTTTGCGGAGGGATACTTTGCTGACGGAACACATATCAATGTGAAATGCAGGAAGTGTTTGAAGTTTTATCCGGTTACGGCCGGCGAAGTTACAGCCTATGAGCACAGTTTGCAGAAGTGCCCGAATTGCAAGGAGATTCTGTTTACAGGCACTTTGGGCAGGGGGACGGCGGTGGAGATCATTTGCAGGCGCTGCCAGCACCCCGTGAAGCACATCATTCTAAACTAAGTGCGTAGAACTGACCACTTGGACCCAATGAGGCCAGCGCCAGTCGAAGCACGAGCTACGAAAGGAGCAGGCATCATGGCACAAGTGAATGAGTACGGTAGCATTTCGCCACGGACAGCGGTGAAGGCGGCAGCTCGGCTTCTGCGTGTCGGGCAACCGTTGATGGTTACGCAGCGTTACGGTCAGACGGACAACCAGCCGAAGAAGGCCAGCAAGACGAGGACCTGGAGACGGTATCACTCGTTCCCAGTGGCAACTTCGCCGTTGGCAGAGGGCGTTTCCCCGGCCGAGCAGCAGATCACGTATTCGGACTATACGGCGACCTTGCAGCAGTACGGCGCGAAATCCCCGATCACCGACGTGGTACAGGATACGCACGAAGATCCAATGTTGAGGGTGCTGTCCGAACGCTCCGGTGAGCAGGCCGCGAAGACCGTTGAAACCGTGACCATCGATGTCCTGAAGGGGGGATCGAACGTGTACTACGCGAATGCCGCGGCAAGCCGTTCGGCAGTCAATTCCCCGCCACTACGCGCAGACTTCCGCAGGGTGGTGAGGCAGTTCGACAGGCAGAACGCTTCTCCGATCACGCGGATCATCCGGCCGACCCCGAACGTGGGGACGATGGGCGTCGAGGCAGGATTCTTCTGCATGGCGCACACGGACCTGGAGCCAGACATCAGGGGGATCACGGGATTCAAGGGAGTGGTCGAGTACGGGAACCCAGGCCAGGCGACTCCCGGGGAAGTGGGATCAGTAGAGCGCGTGAGGTTCGTCCTCACGAATATGTTCGATGCCTGGCTGGCGGCAGGAACGGCGGGAACGACCTATCTGGCGAACGGATCGACACCGTCCACATCTACGGCCGCGGATGTGTACCCGATGATCGTGGTTGCACGGGACGCATACGGGATCGTGAGGCTTCAGGGCCGCGAGGCCGTGAAAATTATGGTTCTACAGCCGAACGAGCCGCGCGGAAACGACGAGTTGGGCCAGAAGGGATCGGTGGGCTGGAAGCTCATGTATACGTGCGCCCGGCTGAACGAGCAGTGGATTGCAAGGGTTGAAGCGGCGTGCACGGGGAATCCTGCGTAGTTGACGGTTGACGCGCCCTGAAAGCGTCTGAACAGCGATTGGTAATAACCACGCACGTCTCCAACGAGGGTGTGAACAATAACGGGTGGGTACCGGGAACGGGGCCCACCCCTATCTCAATCAGTCAAACGGAGGGACGAGTATGAAGGTAGCTGCGGGTACATTTAACGGAACGGGTGCAGCGGTCTACATCTGCTGCGGTTTTATCCCGGACGAGGTGATTGTCCGGACGGTAGCCGACGCGGGTACGGAGGCACCGAAGCTGGAGTGGGACCGCACGATGCGGGGAGCGATGTTTGAGGGTGTGCTGATGGAGGGCGATGGGACTGCCGTAGAGGAGCAGGGCGCAGCCTCCGGGATCCGGATTCACACAGGCGGGGTGATGCTTACGTCCTCGAACCAGACGAGTGTGGGATGGGGCGAAGGCGTCTACCTGTACAGCCGGCCGGGATACAAGAAGGACTGGCGGCAGTCGCAGAACGATGTCGTAAATGCCGGTGAAGCGGATTCGGACCTCATCGACACCTGGACGCTGGGCCACTCGGGCAACCGCACGGGGAACTTCAACGAGGACATTGCGAGTACGGCAGTTCGGATCGGAGCTGGAAGCGAGTGCATTTTCAGCAACGATGCTCGCACGGAAAGGTACTACGCACAGATCAGATCGCTGAGTGCGGGTGCAGGGGAAACGGCGAACGAAGTGACTCTGAGCTGGGCGGTGCCCTCGGGCAACGTGGAGTATATCGGACAGCGGTACGATTTTGAGCCGATTCCGCTGGGGGAGGTCACACCAGCGGGGTTCCTGCTGTCAATGACAAGCGTCATCAATACGGACGATGAAATGCAGGCGTTCATCGCTCGCCAGTGGTAGCGGCGGGAAAGGAACTGCACACAATGGCCTGCCGGGGTGCGGGGATACCGCATTCCGGCAGGCATTCTGAGGCTACAAGAGTCGGCACTAATAAGGAGACAAGGCCAATGAGCGAGACGCAACCCCCAAAGATCATCCTCTCAACGCAGGGAACGCCCTTCGCCAGTGAAGCAACGGCGAAAGGGTTTCTGAAGAAAAAGGAACTGGACCCGGAAGAACTGAAGCCGGTGGCGTATATGGGCGGGTGGGCGATCATGAATGCGGTGGCGATACTGCAGCATGAAAGCTCAAAGCCGAAGGCGGGAGTACCGGCGAAGGTGCGCTTCTGGGTGGTGCTCTTCCAGGCGAAAAGCGACGAGAAAGACCAAGATGACGTTACCCTGACGCTCAACGGCGTGACTCTACAAGCGATGAGGGAGAAGGAAGTCATCATGCCAGACACGTATCTGGAAGTTGCAGATCACTGCGTTCACAATCGGTACACGCAGGTTCCTGGGCAAGACCGGAAAGTCACAGCCCGGATCAAGACGTTTCCGTATGAGCGAAAGCGCGAGAGTACGGAAGCGGAGTTCAGGCAACAGGTCACTGAGGGGAACAGGATCAGGGACCAGTACCTGGAGCGTGGGACACGGAGTACGTCGGATTCCAGTAAAGGCAAATAGGCGCGATGAGGGTCTTGTTGGGGAGAGCAGGGAGGCTCCCTATGTCTAAACTGACAGCCTATTCAAGTCTATACCCGTATATGCTCGGCGAATTGCCGGGTATGTACAACAACGAGCTGGTACTTCAAGCACTGAAGGTGACGGGGCGCGAATTCTGCAGGAAGACGGAAGTGTTCAGGGAGGAGCTGGAACCGTTACCGGTAGTGGATTATCAGCAGGACTACACGCTCTCCTTCCCCTACGACGCGAGCATCCACCGGATTCATGCTGTACGGATCAACGGTGCGTACCAAGCGTCAGCGAACTACGAACTGATCGAGGAGACAACACTTCGATTTGCCTCGGGGGCGGTCCCACAAGGTATCGACGACAGGTGCCTGGTGTGTGCTGCTGCCGGCACCACGACGGTAGCGACCTGGGCGGCCATCACGGACGGCTCAGTGACCTTCACGGTTGATTCCGACACGCACAGTCTTGCATCCCTGGACTTCTCTTCGTGCTCGGACTTGGACGATGTTGCCACGGTGATCCAGACGGCGCTGCGGGTGGAGATGGACTCGAATACGGGGCTCTTCCGGTGGTACCCGGACCAAGTAGCGGAAACGACCGGGAATTTCGTCCTGTACGTGGATTCGGGGACGGTGAGCTATCTGACGGCGGGGGCGTCCGGGACGGATATCAGCGGATCGGGATATCTGAACGGGTTGACGGGCACGGCGACGTTGGACGGATTGATTCAATGCCGGGTGTCGTTCCGGCCCGATATGACGGCCGATGATTTTCCCGATTGGTTCATGGATCGCTGGGGAGAAGTGATCTGTGCCGGCGCATTGGAAAAGCTCTCGAAACAGCGGAATGAGGCGTGGACGGATGCGGGGAAGGCGAAGGAATGCGGGATCGAATACAGGCGCGGACTGAACCAGGCGAAAGCCGAAGTGCATCGGGAGATGAAGGGCGGGGTTTCGGGGTTGAGGGGCTGAGAGGGAAAGGGAGGGGAGGGGAGCGGAGAGAGATAAGACGATTTTGGGCAAGACGATTAGGAGTGTTGGGATGCAGAGCGGAGCGGAGCGGAGAGTGACAAGACGATTCCAAGGCAAGACGATTGGAATGTTGGGATGCAGAGCGGCGCTGACAGCGTTTGTTCTGGTGTTAAGTCTTACGGCTGCGGTTGGCGTACCGACACGGACGAATACGGTGTACTTCAGCGAGACGGGCCCACAGTGGAGAAATATCGATGGCAAGGGAAGCCGACCGATGTACGTCTACTATTGCTTTCAGTCGGAAGGCCAGGCGTACAGCTTGGCTGGTCATGCAGTAACGTATCACTGGTCGGTGACGGATCCGGAGTCGGTGGACGATATCGCGAGTATGTACGTCATGACGGGAGTGGTGAGCGGAGCGACAGCGAGCTTTGACGTGCCAGCGAACTTTTTCTCTACTAACGCAGGCAATGGCTATTCGTGCCTGATAGTCAGCTCGAACTCGCGGCCGGTAGCGTTCGCGAAGGGGGTGCAGGTCGTGGAATCGCAGCCAGGGATCGACGGGGGGACGCAGAGCCTGGCAACGGCGGCGTTGGACTGGTCGGCCTATGGGCCACACAGCAGCGTGACGAGCCATTTTGCGCTATTGCCGGGCGATAACATTACCTTCCGGGCAGTGGGCGGGAGCATGGGGCGATACTACGTGGACGGACATTCGTCAACGGCTGCTGTGGCAACGCTACAAATGGAGATGGATCTTATCCAGAGCATGACGCAACGCTGGGAAGAAACGGCCGACTATACTGGCCGGCTCACGACAGCGGAATCTGAGATTGACGATCTGCAGACATGGGAAACGGCTATGCAGGGCTTGACGGGGGGATGGGAGCGTACTCGGGCATATACTGGTCGGATCACTGATGCGGAAGTGGAAATTGACGAACTACAGGGCGAAACCGGCACGCTATGGGTGGGCGTTGGCAAGCTCAACTCGCAGACGAGCAACTACGAGACTGCCTACTCGCAGTACACCAATGCAGCTTATTTGCTCGAAGGCAATATAGCCGAAGCCCGCATGACGAATGCGTTTGCATCGTTCGGGGGTTCTGTCGGTCTGAACGGTATCCTCGACATAGCCACCAACAACATCACCTACGTTCCTGCGGGTGCGAACATCGAAACAGCTATAGCCAACGCAACGGCTGGCGACTGTCTGGTATTGGCTGCGGCAACCTACACCATTACCGACGACATAGACGTTACCAAGAGCATTGCCATTTATGGACAGGGCGAGTTTGCGACGATC